TAAAGAGGTTGATTATTGCGCGCGTAAAAATTTTGCGTGGATTGATCCAAGCCACAAAGGCGGAGATTATACGGCCGTCGCTATTGGCGGTAGAAACGCGGGCGAGTTTGTTATAGCGGGCTTTGCGTTTAAAAAAGCGTGGTATGATTGCGTAGAGGAGTTTAAATATTTATTTTCGGGCTTAAATGTATTAGGCGCTTGTATAGAAACTAACGGCCTCGGCGAGTTGCCTTTAATTGAGCTTAGAAAAATCGGCTTGCCTTGCGAGGGTTATAACTCTACAGAGCATAAGCACGAGCGAATTATTAACCTTGCCACCTTTGCCGACGATCTTAGATTATATAGGGCTAACGGCGATATAAGGGCGGACATAATCGAGGCCAATAATATATTTATTGAACAAACGAAAAATTACGAATATAATGCAGAACACGACGACGCGCCCGACGCTTGCGCGGGATTAGTAAACTATGTAAGGGGGTTATAATGAGCGTATTTAAACTATTACCAAGGCGGGACGACTTCCAAGTACAGGATCTAACCGCCCCTTTTAAATTAGTAATGACCGAGGGCAATTTTGTATTAACCGAAACGAAAGAGCTTTTTAAAAATCTTTTGATTGAGTGTTATAACAAAAGTACAGGCTTAAAAGAAAAAGAGGCCTCGGCTATGTGGGATAACTTCGACCGCTTAAACGATAAAACAACGGCGGGCTTTATTGGTTTGATTGCGGAAGCTATGACCGAGAAAACTATAGTATATATCGTTTACGATAAAACTACGGGCGTTATCCGTAAGGCCACAAGCCAAGAGCAAGCCGAGATCCGTAAAGACTACAAAGAGCAAGCTAAAAGCTCCGTAGGTATTATGGCTAACTTTACTAAATACGATAAATCGGATATTATTAAACTCTACTATGCCCTACTCTATAACGTGGTAGACGGCCTAAACGTTTCTATTAACGTTATGAAGGCAATAAAATACCTTGCGGATCAATTACGCGAAAAGATCAGTAAAGCAAGCTCCGAGGATATTATTAAACAGGCTAAGGCGATCATACAGAATTTAAAGGACGGCAACCCCGTATTATTGGACGCTAACGATAAACTCGAAAGTACAACGATAGACGTTAAACCCGTTGAGAGTGCAGTAGATTTTATTTGCGGTAGAATTGCGGGCGAAATGCGCGTTAGTTTAAGTTATATAAACGGTAAAATGACTAGCGGTATAAGTTCTACAGGCGAAGCGGACGAACAAGCTAACGAGCGCGGTATAGAGATTATATTTAATTCGATCTTTAAGCCTTGCGTCGATAGTTTATTTGATACAAATATTAAATTCGTTTCGGATAACTACCACCGCCTAAAGGCCTATAGTTCTATTTTGCCTACTATTGAAAGCTCGGATATTATCGAAGAGCAACAAAAAGAGGAATTTGTTAAAGAGATGTTTAACGAGAGGTAAAAAATGGCGGATATGTGGCTACCTAGTAGATACCTTAAAAAAGCCCTACCAAAAGGTTTTTTTACTCGTAAGCTATTAACAAACAAGCTAAACGTAAAACGCGTTTATTTGCGCGCTTTATTGACCGCTACGACGCTAACCAAGCGCGAGATAAAAACAACTCTTTATAAAGTTATTGACTTTTACCGCGAAAAGATAGAAACTTTAAAAGACGAAGGCGTTAAGGCCTATAAAAAAGAGGCTTTAAACGACGAAAAATTATTAAAGCAACGCGTAGAAAATTTGGTAACGTGGAACGAGGCGCAAGAGCAAAAGCGCGATCATATGGGCGAGTATTATGTATGGTTGCCTAGTTCGTCAAAAGAGCCAGATCCACTACACCAATTAAAATACGGTAAAGTTTTTAGAGTTGGTAAGGGCGAATTTCCCGCCGAGCGTTTTGGTTGTAAGTGCGGAGCCTTATTTTTAACAGATGATGAAGCTAAACAGAGAGGATTATAAAAAATGGCTTTTACAGAAGAGCAAGAAAAACAAATTTTAGATTTTATAGCTAATGCAAGTAAGCAGACTACACCGCCAGAGGATAAAAAAGAGGATCCTAAAGGCGATAATATCGTAGATGAAGCTAAACAACGTTATCAAAAGGATAGCGAAACTAAAGAGCTTAACGCTAACCTTGCGCAAGCTATTAAATTTAATCTTAGTATTGATAGTTTTATTAAAGATAACGAGGCTATTTTACCTAAAGAAGCTAAGGCGCTTTTAGACACCGTAAATACTAAAGTTTATAGTACGGACGTAGAGAAGGCTAACGTTTTACGCAAGGGGTTAATAGATCAGTTTATCGAATTAAAAGAGAATTTCGATATATTGCCGAATAGTCTAAAGGATAAGGCTAACAGATATAAAGCCCTAACCGACGACGAAAAGGCTAAGCAATCTAGCCACTTTTGGGATATTGTCGAAATAGGCGCCTCGCACAAGGTGCTTATAAGAAAAGCCGAGCAGTTGAGTAAAAACGGCGGGCAAGTTCAAAAATCCGAGTTTACAGACTTCGAAAAGCGGGTTTTTGATATGGTTAACAAAAACAGCAAAAAGGATTAAACGATATGACTAAATTTTTAGGTACACCCTACGAAAGAGGCAAAAGCGACGCTATCGTTACCCGCGAGGCTCCCGTAGCTATCGAAGAGGGTTTAGTAGTACAGCTATCGGGCGAGCATACTTGCGCCTTGATAGCAAGCGGTAAAATTCCGTATGGTATTTCGGGTAAGCCGAACGTAGTAGCTCAAGAGTTCGTTATTAGCGGACTTAGAGTTTATGTACAAACAAGCGACACAAGCGTTACTATTGGCGCTCCCGTTTATGTTGATATGTCTACGGGTAAAGTTACAGGTACCGCAACCGATAATACAGCAGTAAATGCCGTATTTTCTAGCGACGTTGTAGATTGTCAAAACTCTAAACGCGCTACATTTAAAGGCGTTGCTATTGACTTCCCTAACGGATTGTAATAGGAGTTTTTAACTATGGCCTCTAAGGGATTAAAAATTGATACGGACGAAGTAGAAGAAAAATTTACTCCTACTTTTGCCGAGGATAAAAAGCCAGAAGCCGACGACGACGCGAAAGCTAAACCAGAGGCCAAGGCTAAAAAATCAACCTTGCGAAAACTTGCAAAATTTAAAGGATAGTAAAAAATGAGTACAGATTTTCAAACAGAGATTAAAAGCAAAGAGGAGTATTTAGCTACCGCCGATTTGACTTTTACACCTTCCATTTTAAAGATTAGAAAAGTAAATAAATCTCCTATGGACGGGATCGAAAAAATTACTTTTAAACGTTTGGACGTTGAAAAAGATAATATTACCGCCGAAAATATGACTACAGGCCAGACCGAAGTAGCCCATATTAAAGTCGGAGAAGCTAAAAAGACCTTTAATAAATATATTGAAGGTGCACAAATTTCTCAATCATACCGCAACGGCGAAGCTAATAAGCTCGGCGAAGTTCATAGTAAAGTATTACGCCAATATTTCAAAATGTGGGATAAGGCCGGTATGGACGGTAAAAACGGCAATAACGGCGTGTTAAACTCTAATGATCCTATGGCTATTAAAAACACTTCGGCAACTATCAGCGGAGCCACTAACGAGGTTAAACTTAACGCTTTGATCGGCGTAATTTCAGCAATGAAAGAACAAGTATCAGATAATACAGCTTCTAGCGATATTTTGCTTTACGTTTACGGTACAAATCTAAAACAATTTATGGATCAACGTTTGCCTAACCTTGGAAGCGTTAGATCTATTGTTAAAGAAACTTGGCCAGAAGCAGAATTACACGAAATTTCTGGAGTGTCCACCGCTAATAGTGGTAACGGCTTAGTAGCTATTTCACAAGGCCTCGTAACACTTAATTACGTTGCTATGCCAGATTTGGGCGACCAAGGCACAGACAACCGCGCTAAGGAATACTGGGCAGATTATGCAATGGGCGCTATTATGATAGACGTCGAAGAAAAAGGCGCTTTAATCGAACAGCCTTTAACCTTTGCCTAAGAGGAGTTTAGACTATGACGTTAAGAGAACAAGCTAACGAGGTTTTAGACGTTATCGGCCAGAGTAATTTAACCGACGCCGAATATATAATGTTTAGTAATCCTACACCTACAGACGCTACGGCCTTTTATACGTCTATAGCTAATATCCTAAACCGTAGAGGGGGCGAAGGCGTAGCTATCGAAAAGCTAAACGCCTACGCCCTTCTCAATGGGGTAAACCTACAGGCTAAAAAAGATAGTTTTAACAATATATTTTTAGGGGCGCCGTTGTGAAAATAGAGGGTAAAGGGTTAGATAAAATGATCGAGGGCGAGCTTGGTAAATATAAATTCCAAGTTGGTATACTTGAGAATAAACGCCACTTTTTACCCGCTACGGGCGACACTTATTTATCTAAAGGCCAAAATGTTTACTACAGCTACGCGGGTTTACGACTTCGTAAGCCTAGTAGTTTTAAATATAATGGTACGTTATTTAGTGTAGCCCGCGATATGGACGAGGCCTTTAAATGGCTCCGCAAGCCTTTTATGCTCGAAAGTAATTCGGACGTTTTGGCGGTTTTAAAATATGTAGTCGATAATCTAAACGGTAAGGACACTAGACAACGTATTATTAACGCAGTACAGGCCGTAGTTAGGAATCCTATTTTACGGGGCGCCTACGGTAAAAACTCGGCCAAGACCGCCAAGACAAAAGGCTTTAATAAATTGTTAATGGATACAGGACAACTATTTAAGAATATTAAGGCGAGGCTTTTATAATGTTTAGAGATCAATTAAAAAAGGATTGTTTAGCAATTTTCGACCTTGCTAAAGTTGTTTTTGACGATATTAGCGAGGATAAAGAGCAAGACGTTTTATATATAAACGTTATGGACGTTAAAGAAAATTTTAGTAACGGCCACGCGTTTTTTAGAGTAAGCGGAACGCTCGGAACGATCGGCCTAACCGATAAAAATAAATACGGTTATTTGTACGATCGGCTTAAACAATTTGCTAAAAGAGATACCGACAATATATTAGATCGTTTTAAATTTTGGCCTAAAGAGCGTAATATTAATTTTGCTACTATGAATAGTTTTTACACTAAAACAGAGATAAAATTTGTTTATAGTATTAAATTAGATTATGATCCCGCGGAGAAAATGCAAGGCGGTAAATTGTCTTTTATGAAAAGATTTATAACATTTTTAAAGGATAAAATGAAATGACAGATATTTTATTAAACTATGCAATGCCGATCGAAAAGGTAACGCCACTACTCGGCGCCGACCTCGGATTTTTGCATAATGCGCTTGTTTTGGTTAAGCCAAAAGACGAAAGCGTAGCGCGCGCCGTTGTGGAGTGTTTAAGTACGGCCGAGGTACAAAATTTAACCAATGCTAAGGCGTACGAAATGCTAGACGCGGGTATGTCGTCTATCTATGTTTTGCCTACCGATAGCCTAGATTTATCGGAGTTGGATTTATCAAATTACGGATATTATACGATCATTATTGACGAAGCGTTTACTAAGGAAGATGTAGAGGCGCGAGATTTTGGCGAGTTCGGGGGCGTAGTATCTTATATGTCTACCGATAGAGATTATATTAAAACTTTTAACTTGCAAGATTGGAACGCGGGCTTTTATGGTAAGATCGTAAACGGTGCCGTTAATATGTATAGATCCTTCGGTAAATTGCTAAGTGCTTTTAGTTGGAAAAATCAGCAATATATCGAAATGGAAGCCGACGACGGTATAACAACCTTAAACGAGGCTAACGTACTTTTTGAAGCTAAGGCCAATTTTGTATTAAATTCTCCTCGTTATGGCCGTCGCCTTGCGTTGTTTAGCGCGGGTAATAAGGCGATCGTAGCCCCTTATATTTACGAAGAGATTTGTAATAATATACAAGGTTGGGGTTTGCAATATATTAACCTCAATCAGCCAGACTATACAGTACGCGACGCGAAGCTAATGCAAGAGTTTATACAAAATAAACTTAATACTAACTACGTTAATAAGGGCTTAGTGCCTTCGGCTACTTGTAATATCGAAGTGGTGGACGGCTCTAACTTCGTCGCTAGTGGTGGCGTTGTTATCGGCGAGCCTAAGGCTTTATGGCGTGTAGAAACAACCATACAGCAAGGGGAGATCTAAAAGATGTTACAGCAATGGAAAAGCGACAGCGGATTTATTTATAACGGTACAACCTACTATTTCGACGATATAGATAGTAGCGTAGTATCTCCGCAAGAAGCGAAACACCTAACCAGAGGCGCTAACTCTAAAAATAAGGTAGGCCTTGTATATAAAGAAGGATCTAAAACACCTTGGACTATTACCGCTAACGTAATGAATTTATCTAAGGAAGTTATGGAGATCCTTAATAAATGCTACGACGAAGAAACAAGAATAGACTTTTTTTGCGTCGATAGTAATACAGGCGAAAACAAAATGGCTTATAATTCGCTCGTTACTAAATGGGTAAGCCAAGAAACTATTAGCGACGGCGAGGATACTTATAACGTAGCCCTTGCCTTAGAAAGTTTTGACGTTAAACCATATTAAGGGGTAAAAAATGAAAATCAGACCGATAACAGGGTATAATTGCTACCGCGCCTACCAAGTTTACCGCGATATTTTATTAGCTTCGTATATCTTTTGGAACGCTAACAAAGTTTATTTATCAGATGAGGAAGCGAAGCCCGAAAGCTACAAAGATTTTTTAATACGTTTTGAAAAATCCACAGACGAAGAAAAAAAAGATATTATTAAACTTGGTGCCGATACTTTTAATTTATCCTTAGAAGAGGTTTGTTTTTTGGTTGGCTTGGTAGAGGACGCTAACGGCGTCCCCTACTCTAAAGCCAATATAAATAACTTGCAACCGCAAGAGATTATAGATATTATAATAGCGGTATGTTTAGAGATCAGTAAGGTAACGGTTTTTTTTTAACGGCCGATCAAATAGATAGCTTAGAGGACTTTAGCGTAAATCTATTAGCTACCGTTAATAAGATGATCGAAACAAGAAACGATTTTACACTTGAAGAGCTTTTAAATAAGGCGTTTGTAGAGGGGTTAGTATGGCGGGCGAGTGGAATATAAAAGTAGGTTTGCAGTTAGACAAGTCGCAAGCTCAAGCAATGGAAAAAGATTTAAACGGGCGCTTCGGCCGAGTTGCTACTAAATTTAGCTCGCGCCTTGGTACAGGCTTAAAGCGCTTGGCTTATTCTGGTATTTTGGCCTCGGCCGTTGGTGCTTTATTGCAACCGTTAGATAAATTAAACGATAAAATAGATAGTACACTAGATAAATTTTCGGACGTACGCGACCAAGCGCGAGGCTTTGGGGTTGACGAAGCGCAGTATTTGAAAGCGCGTATTTTATCCGAGGCCGTAGGCGTGCAAAATTTCGATACAATGTTTAGCAAATTTCGCCAAGAATTAACTAAGGCTAATAAAGGTATGCCCTCGCCTCTTGCTCAATTTAGAGGTAGAGAGGGTAGTATTGAGGACTTTTTAACATTGATAAGCTCGTTAAAAATGGCCTTGCCTACACAAAGGCAAACAATGATCGGGCAGATTTTCGGCCAAGATCAAATTAAAGAGGTTAATAAATTGGTAACGGCCGATCTAACAAGATTAGCCGAAAAGCTAAATAAAGGATTAAGCAACCAAGATATAAGGGTAGCGTTACAAGGCGTTTCGGGATTGCGTGAAGAGCAAGCCCTATTGCAAGGTAAACGTACTATTGAAGAGTTAATACAAGCGCCTAGCTTGATAAATAAAGGCGTATTACAAGAACAAGACGCTTATTTTAGAAAACAAAACGAGCTTTTAGCCGAACAGATGAAGCAGTACAGCAATGTAGCGGGATTGCAAAAAGGCGTAGATAAGATAGTAGAAAATACTAATAAATTAGCTTCGGGGCTTGGTGGTTTTATAAATCAATTTAAAGATTTTGTTACATTAACCAGACAGCTTGACGATCAGCGTAGAGCGGGTAAAATAACGCAAGCCGAGTATGATAAAAGATTAGACGAGTTTTTTAATAGTGAAGGAGTTTATAAATAATGTTAAATGGTTTAGCTCCCGTTTTGGTTTATACATATAAGCAAGTAGATACGAGTTTTAGTATTTTTGGTTATGAGGTACCTAGTATTGGTTTGCCCGTCCCTATTTACCTAGACGAAAGGATAACGGGTATAATGGGCGAAGGCGCCAGTAATAAGATCAGTATAGAAACTTCTACAATTAATAACCAAACATACACTAGGCAAGTAAGTAACGACGTTAGCCTAAAATTACGTTGCCGTAATAATAACCTTGTAGGCCAAACGTTGGTAGCTATATTAGGCGAGGCTTTTAAACATACCTCGGCCGATAAATATAGTATTAGTTTATTCTACGATAGTACGTTTATACTTGACGCGTATTTAAAAGACTTTTACTCTAGGCCTATAGATAATACAGATATGCGCGAGATCGGTATAACGTTATCTAAAAAGTATAAAAATAGCGCTATGATCTACGAAGTTGATCCAGTAAAAAATATTATACCTTTAGGAGATTAAAGATTATGGACGGTTACAAAGTTTTAAATCTTAATGACTTCGACGCGTTAGATATACCGCGCTTAGATACTAAAATTAAGACAAAAGATTTAGACGAGCAAGATATAACATTATTTAAGGCTAACCTTTATAATGTTATGTTTTTAGATCTATTATTTACGATTAACCTAAATAACAAGAATCCAGTTTTAAAGATCAATAACGATAAAAATTTACGCGTTGCCGTTTATGTCGACGCTAACCGCGATTTATGGGTAGGCTATGAGAATATTTTGTAAAAATGGATATTATAAATTTTATCCGCAGAATATCGGCGACTTAAAATTTTTTACAGAGGCTACAGGATTTAAACTAAAGCCCGAAAAAGATTATTATACTTTTGACACTTTAGCGGATTTAGATAATTATATATTTGCGGGTTGGCCTTTAGGCTTATCTATTGCTATTAAAAATTATGCGGGCGACAAGGCCGAATTATTGAAAGCTAACGGCGTTATGTATAATTATACAATAGATCAAATAGTACCTACTCTATCTATCATAGGTAAGCTAAGAATAGACGAAGGCGCGTATATGGCTACGCCAGAATTACCGCAAGCGGGTAAGTTTACAGGATTGCTAAACAGAGTAACGGGTTTTAGTGGCTTTTATGATTGGCAATTAAAAGTTTATAAGATTGAGAGGCTTTTTTATGATTAAAGTATTTGAGGCAAGTTATAACGGTTTAGCGGTGCTAGTGGAAGGCAAGCCCGTAAACGTGCCTATTTTGGGCGAGGGTTTAGGATCTAGTAGCGGTTATTTAGTTATTAGTGAAGGCGAAGCCGTATATTTGCCAAAGACTACGCCAGACGTAAAGGAGTTTATAGAGATCGTTAGCGCTAGTTTGTCGATCATACAAGCGGGGATCTTTAACAGCAATCTCGGCGGGGATATTAAACAACCTACTTTTGATAATGATATTATTAGCCAAAAGCAAAAACTAGAGGATCTAAAGGGGCGTTTAAAATGAAAGATATAGAGATTAAAAACGGAGTGCCAAGCGTTACCGATACTATCGTACATAAAGCGGTTAATGTTTTGCGCGTGCAAGAAGGATCTTTACATTATGCTAAAGAGTTCGGTATTGATTTAGACCAATTTTTTAGCCCAGATGTAAACATACAAACGGAGAGCTTTAAAAGCTACGCCGTACAAAAATTAGCCGAGAACGGCGTAAACGTTATAGGCGTTGATGAAGTCGAGCGTACTTTAGACGCCGTATTTAAATTTAGTGTAACAGAACAACAAACAGAGGGGCTAGTAAGTAAATGAGTTTTAACCTACAAAATGGATATACTCCCCGCGATTTTGATAGTATTGTATCAGAATTTCGCGAGGCGATAAATAGCGAGTACGGCCTACAAATGACGACCGAACAGTTTAAAGGCTCAAATTGGTATAAATTGATATACTCGGCTTCGCAGTTGGTAGCCACCGCAGAAGGCCACACCGCCGAATTATCTAACAAATTGATCGACTATATTAGAAAAGTAGACGAAGAGATACAGCTAGTAAAATCTAGCGTTGACGGTATAATGAGCCACCTAAAGAAGGATTTAGACCTTGTTAGCTCGGTTAAGCCCTCTACGGCTTCGGACGCGGGCAACCTTTATATAGCGGTAGACGTTGATAATACCGCCTCGGATTATGCAGAAAAAAAACAAATGATCCTAGAAAAGCTAAAAGAATATTGTACAGCGGGTTTATATTTTACAGGCGCCGAGAGTGGCGAAGTTGTAGCCAGTAACGGACAACCTTTTACTTTTGGTTATGATTTGCCCGAAATAGTTAATATGCAAGTAAGAATTAAAGTTACTATTAGCGATAATACAACCGCCTATATAATGAATAACCAAGCTATAGAAGAGAAGTTTTTAGATAATTTTAACTCTATGTATAAATTAGGCTTGGATTTTGAGGGCGACCGTTATTTATGCGCCCGTAGCGATCTACCTTTTGCCTCTAAAATTGTTATAGAGTGGAGTATTGACAACGGCGGAACGTGGAGCGCCAATATTTGGCAAAGTGCATACAACCAAAAATTAAACTTGTCTAACGTTGAAGTTATTATCTAGGGGGCGTTATGGTTCAAAAGTTTATAGACGGCGACCAAGAGGAAAATAAATTTTTTAATGTATTTAATAAAGTTATAAATACTACTTTTGAGGATCTTAAAAAATATTATACTAACGCCTATAGTTCGCCAGAGTTAGGCCTAGCGTTGTACGAGTTGCAACGCGTGCCTATTTACAATGTACTAGAGAAAAGCCTATTTATTCACGCGTATAGTAAGATCCTAGAGGGCGAGGCCTATATAGGTACTATCGAAGGATATTTAACGACCCTACGCGCTATATTTGGCGAAACGGCCGATATTAAGTTAGATATTGTAGCCCCGCTACATTTAAGATTTAATATTAACGCCGGAATACAAAAATTTTACTTGTGGATAACTAAAAAAGGCAAGCAAGTAATAACCAAAGACGGGCGGGCTATCGTCTTTAAACGAATTTTAGCCGAAGTTACCGCTAGGCAGTTGTTAGAGATTTTAAAGGACACTACTAACGCGGGGACTTATGTAGAATTTATATTAAATGAAGAGGAGATTTAAATAATGGCAACCGAAGAAACTACAATAACCGAGCTAGAATTAGCCGAGGAAGTTTTAGCGGATATGGTTATACCCGTCGATACTTCGACCGATACGAAATCGGTAAGTTTAAAACAGCTTCGCGCGTGGTTAGGCTCTAGCCTTCCTACGGGTTTTATTTTGCCCGCAGTTGGTATAATTGACGACGAACGATTTACACTATTAGACGGTAAAACGTTATCTAAGCAAGGTACATACAGGGCTTTTTGCGCTAAGGTAGAGAAACAAGTACAGGCTAGTAACTGGTACGCTTGTACGGAAGAGGAATATAACGCGGATCTTTTAGCGTACGGGCAATGCGGTAAATTTGTAATCGGTACGGACTACGTAAGGATACCGACAATAACCCGCTTTATAGGTGCAACAATAACCTTGTCAGAAATAGGAAAGACCTATAAAGAGAGCTTGCCGAATATTACTGATGAGTTTACAACTCAAAATGATAAATTTTGTACAGGAACAGGTGCTTTTGTTGCTTCTGGAAATGTTACAAGATATACAGTCAATATAGCTAGTGGCGGAAGTGGTGCAAACGGAGAAAGTTTTGACGCTTCCCGCAGTTCATCAACCTATCAAAACGGGGCAAAAGTTCAACCAGACCACACAAAATACCCTTATTATATGGTTATATCCACCGAAGGACAGACCGCAGAAGTTCAAATTGATATAAACAAAGTTTATGAGGATTTGAACATAAAAGCAAATAGCGATTTATCAAATGTTACCGCAAACATTGATTTTGTTGTTGAAAGCTACAATGACGGCGCAAACTGGTATAGATTGTATAAAAGCGGTTGGATTGAACAGGGCGGAAGTGAATTAACCTACGTAAATATTAAAACAATAAACTTATTAAAGCCTTATAAAGACGATAGTTTTAAGGTTTTGACTACAGGAAGAAGCTTGGCAAATAGGACTATAAATGTTGATGCGAGGACAAGTAATACTATACGAGTTGCTTGCCGAAACTACACCGACGGGACTTCCGCGTCAATTTATGATTGGTTTAGTTGTGGACAAGGTGCATAAAAGGAGTAAAGAAAAATGTTTAATATAGGCGATAAATTAGATAAATACAATTACACAAAGGGCGCTATATGGTGCAACGAAAATAACGCCGTTATAAATCCAGATACTTGGATTATTGAGGCTATACCCGCCCCTACTCTAAAAGAGGTAAAGGATCAAAAAAGAGCCGAGATTAACGACGCTAGAGATAACGCCAGAAAAACAGAGGGCGCAGAGTATGACGGCGATATATTCGACATTGACGAAGTTAGCCAAAGTAATATATTAGCTCAAATTAAGGTAGCCGAGATAATTGGAGATCCTAACGCGACCTATAATTATAGATCTAAAACTAATACGGATCATTTATTAACCTTGGCACAATTACAAGAGCTAGGTTTAGCTATTGCCGTTAAGGTAAACGCTATATACGTTAAATCGTGGGATCTAAAGGCGCAAGTAGATAAAGCTACTACGGCCGAGGAAGTCGAGGCTATTAAATGGACTTCGGCGTAAGAGGTATAAAATACGTTACGCTATCGGATTTAAGCTATAAGGGTATAAATATACCTAAAGGTTTTGAGTTCGACGGCGTAACGGTTAAAGCTCCGTTTAGCTTGCTATTAAGTAGTAAGGATATGCGCCAAGGGATCCGCGCTAGTTGCTTCCACGATTGGCTATGTTTGCATAAAGATATTTACGGCCGAAAGTACGCCACAAATATTTTAGTTGAAATATGGCAAGAGGACGGATTAAATACCTTTAAGGCTTGGATAGTAAAAATATCGGTAAATTTATTTCAATTTTTTAGGGGTTGGTTATGACAAATACAAATAAAGGCGGTAACGTTAATATCAATATCGGCGATAAAGAAAAACAAGGTTATTATGTAGGATCGGCTAGTAATATGGCGCGACTTTTTATTTTAATAAGCGTTGTTTTTGGCGTTTTGGTTGGTTATATAATAGCTAAGGAAAGTTCGGACTATAATAATTTGAATCGTAGAGTAGAAGTATTAGAACGTTTAGCAAGGTAGCCAATGGGCGCAAAATATAACGAGGCCGAAGTATATTATACGCTAAATATGGTTTACTCCGATTTTTACCCTATGTATCGAGAGAACTTGCGTAGCTACATAGATCACGCGTATTTATTCCTAACCGATAAAGATTATAAAGGCCGTTATTCTAAAGCGAAATGGTACGCCAGAAAATAACCCTTGCAAAATATAAAAATTTATGGATAAAATAAGGTAAGGATTTAAACCAATGGGTAGAGGCTTGTTAATGAATAGTTGCGAATTTTATTTTAACGCTTTTATTTGCGCGATATATAGTTTTGTAGTAAATCATATTCCCCAGTTACAAGCCTTTATCCTATTTTGTATATCCGTAGTATATATGTACTATAAAATTAAAGTTGCTAAATACGAGGCCGAAGTTAAGGAAAAAGAGGCGCACAATGACAAGCGAAATTGATATTTTAGATTTAGCCCGTACTATATACGGAGAAGCCAGAGGGGAGAAAGCAATAGGCAAACGCGCTATTGCTTGCGTTGTTTTAAATAGGTATATGTCGCGCAAGGGTTATCTAAGAGGTAATACTATCTCCGAAACTTGTAAAAAGAACGCTACAGACCGTAGGACGGGGCGCGTAGTATATCAGTTTAGTTGTTGGGATCCTCAAGATCCTAACTATAAAATTATTAAGGACGCTACACCCGCCGAGCTTGGCGATTGCTACGAAATAGCTAAGGACGTATTAAGCGGGGTTTATAAAGATATAACTTGCGGATCTTTACATTATCACGCCCTAAGTATTTCGCCTTGGTGGGCGGAAGGTAAAAAAGGCGTAGTTATGTTAGGTAATCACGTTTTTTATAATGATATAGACTAATGAAAGAGAAGTTTAAAAAAGCCTTAGAGATATTAGCCCCCGTTATTTTAGTTTGCGTACTAATGGCGGGCGCTTATTTATTGTATAAAGGCGAGTATGAATTAGCGACTAAAATTTATATATCTTTAGTGGAGCGGTTTTAATGTTAAATAAAGCTATTAGTTTGTTAGTTGTTTTGGTTGTTATATTTTTTATCGGCTTTTTTGCGGGTTTTTTGGCGCGTGGAAGCGAAATTAAACAAGAAACGATTAACGCACAAGAAAAAAAGATAAATAACACTACAGAGCTAAAAAAAGAGGCTTGTAAAGTAGATAAGGAGATTAAACGTTATGAAATGGGTTGTAATGATATTGTTAATTTTGATCTTAGTAAGTGCTTGCAGTAGTTACCGCGGTAATTGTTGCCCTATTTTAGGATCTAATGACGTAGTAGAAAATCCGCGTTATGTAAAGGATTTTATAAAAAATGCCAAGATGTATAAAATAGCGTTTGAAAAATGCGCTTGCAATGAATAAAAAACTATCTTATATTATTTGGGTAATATGTTTAGTTTTTATCATATTTACAACTCCAAAAAGAAGCCCCCGCGTTATTGCGAGGGCTTTTTATTTATTTTAACTTAGTCGCTATATAATTCGATAAACTACGATCGGCTTGTTTAGCTTCCTCTAAAAGTTTTTCGTAAAGTTCGATCGGTATAGTGATAGTTACGGTTTTAGTTGTTTTTGACATTTTTTTAACTCCTATTTGATTGATACCCTAGCCTTTTGAAAGATTTTAAGGCCTTTTATTTCGCGCACGCCTTCGCGTATAGCTTGGCGTACGGCTTTATCGTTTAAAATAATAAATTCTTGCGGTACGGCCGAAATATCCACAAGCTCGAAATCCCACACTTTAGAAACTATATTATTTTCGGTTGATAAATTAACAACCTCGGCCTTTGCGGTTTGGTTAATAAGTTGGTTTTGCTTATCCTCTAAAGAGCTAACCATAGCGCGGGCGGTTATCGGATCATAATTTAAGGCTTGTTTTTTAACTTCCTCTAACTCTAAGGCTTGTTTTAATGCTAACTCCTCGGCTTGGCGTTTTGCTTCGGCTTCGGCTTCGGCGCGTCTTTTAAGTTCGTCGTTTAAATATTTATTCATTTTTTCGCGTATAATGGCGTCGGCTTCGGCTAATAGCGCAAGAGGTATATTATACTTATCCTCAAGTTTTTTAATACCGTCTTTTAATGGTTTAAGATCGGCCGTTTTATTATCTTTAATTGTCTTAGTATATTGTTTAAGTTCTTTAAGTTTTGCGCCCGCTTGCTCGTAGGTAACGCTATCGGCAATAACTACAGCGTTTAACGTTTCTAACCACGTCCTAGCTTGTAATTCCATAGGGCTAACTTGATTATATATGCTAATTTGATCCATATTATATACTCCTAAAAAAGTTAATTACGATTTGCTTATAACATACTTATTTTAATTAGTCAATATTTAAAATAATTATTTTTTAGGGTTGACATTTTAAATTTATTGCATAAAGTATTTAGCGTAAGGAGTTAAAAATATGAAAGACGGAATATACTTTAATTTGCCCGCCGAGGAGTACCACGCACAAAAGCGCCTAACCTCTACGGGGATCAAAAATTTACTAATTAGCCCTACTACCTTTTGGTTTAATTCGGCTTTTAACCCACTAAGAGAAGAAAAAAAGACTAAAGCGTTAGACGACGGCACGATATACCATAAAATTTTATTGGAAGGATCCGAGGCGCTACAGCGTGATTTTGTTGTAATGCCCGAAAGCATAGCGGAGTTAAATAAAAATACCTCTACCTTTAAGTTATGGAAGTCGGCGCAACCCGAAGGCGCTTTAATCGTTGATCGTAAATATTATAATAAGATCAAAACAAATATAGATTATCTTAACGAGTGGATCCTACCGCGTATTTTAACGGACGGCTACGCCGAAGTATCTATATTATGGACGGATAAAAACGGTATAAAAAAACAATGCCGATTTGACTACCTAAAGCGTAATATGTTTATCGATCTAAAGACCTTCGAAAAAAATAGCCCTTGCGATATTAAGACGCACGCGCAAAAACTTTTTTACGCTAATAAAACATTTATACAATTACAATTTTATCGGAGTTGCGAGCCTTATATACAGGATCTACCCGTATTTGGCACGCCAGAGCAAGAGCAATTTATAAAAGAATTGGATTTACAAGGCCAAGCCGTTTTATACGTAGATCGAAACCTACCGCACAGCAGATTTTTTAAATACTCGGCCGAGGGTAGCCCTAACCTATGGCAATTAGGCGAGGAAAGTATAGCCAGAGCGGAGCGTTTATTTTTGGATAATTTAGCCAAGTTCGGCGAGCGTTGCGCTTGGTTAGATATGGAGCCTTTAGAAGAGTTTTTAGATGTAGACTTCCCACAATCATTTTTTAACCTATTGGAGATTAGAGATTATGAATAAATTAGAAAAATATTTTTTAATAGTTGCATACGGATATTTATTTATTTGCTTTTTGCGTTGCTTTTTTGGATTTTAAACGTATAATATTTTATCGGAGTTGGAAATATGAGTAAAAAACATTTAGAATTTATAGACGATTTAGAGTGCATAGTTTGCAGATCTAAACACCCTACACACCACCACCTTTTAAGAGTGTCGCGCGAATATTTGCCAGTAAAAGAAGGCGAAGAGGATTTTTTATTACCTAAAATTAAATCTAAGGGTATGGCTACAAAATCGGACGATCGGTTTACCTTGCCATTATGCCCTAAATGCCACGCGGAAGCGCACGCCTACGGAAACGATAAGGCCTATTTTAAGAGTAAAGGAATCGACAAGCCCGAAGAAATGGCTTTAATGCTATACAAATTAACGGGTTTATATGATAAAGCTATGGATTTAATAAGGTGGTGGAGGCTTGGCCGATAATGTTATACCGAGTTGCAGAGTTTGAAAAAACACCTAACGGCCAAAAATTTAAGCGTTTTAAATATTGCGGTTATAAATTGCTATGTAGCGGGCAACTCTATAAAGGAAACGTTAAAGCAAATACAACCGATAAACGCAAGGCTAACTATTGCGAGCTTAATTTAGGCGTCGGCCGTCCAGATGTAAACGGCGTAAATATCTACGAGAAGGATTTAGTATATAACAAGCGCGAAAAATTAACGGGCGTAATTCGTTACGATCCGAAAAAAGGCGCTTTTATTATGTACGTTAAAAACGGGATCGTTACTATACCCTACTCTTTTTTGGATTGCTACGACGTTAGCCTAGAGGTATTAGGTAACGAGTACGAGCATACGGCCAAAAACAAATTATTTAAACGATATTAAAAAAATAATCAAAAATAATTAAAATAAGTATTGACTAATTAAAAAATGGGTGCTATATGTAATTTTGTAATAACAAAAAAGGAGTTAAAAATATGGAAAAAACATTAACAGAAAAACTATTAGATCTATCTACAGAGTTACAAAGAAAATTAAACGAGTTAAGCGAGGAGCGCGCCGAGTATCTTTTAGAAAAAAACGAGGACGAGTATTTTATATGTTATGATAGCGATAGCGTAGACGTTGGCGTAGGTATGCTAACGGTAAGGAGCGAAAAAATATTAGATGAAGAGCGCGCCGAAGAGGACGCTAAAGAGGAAATTATAACCGAGGTAGCTAACCTAGAGGATAGTTTTTATTATTTGCTAGAGGATAATAAAATTAGTTCATTATTGGCCGACGTTTTGAGGAGTTTGTAATATATTAGATATTAGTTATAAGGAAGCTATAGCAATAGCGATAATGTTAGACGCTTTATTTTTGTATGCTATTTGGTAAAGGTGGCGCTATGGTAATATTAAAAGGATATGATAAGGGGCGCGAGGTTTGGGCGGTTGCTCACACCTACGGAAGCGGAGAAACGGCAGAAACTTTTTTTTGCTATTTAGATCCTAACGCGGACGTTTTACGAGAATATGAGAGGGCTAAAAATGTTTATACTAACAAAGGAAAAAAAGCCAGTAGATCTGGAAGGGTTTTTAATGACAAAGCGCGGACGGATCTATATTTACAGAGTGCAAAACGACCGAGAGATTAGTTTATTTAATTACGGCGTTATTGTGGAAAATTTAGCGGAGTTATGGGAAATTGTCGAGAAAATTAAAAACAGGCCTAGAGTATGAGCGCAAAGATAACGGCGAGCGCGTTATAGTGCTTAGACATATAGACCTATGGGATTTAGTCTATTACATAGACGAAGTATTATTTTGTAATGCTATTAGCTACCCAGAATTTAGCGAAAAGTTTACAGCTACAGGAAGGCAAAATACAGCTATTAAAACTATTTTTAAGGATCAACATTTTGAGGAGATTAAACCCTATGATAATAGAAACAAGAAAAGACTTAATAAAATTTAGAAAAAGCCTAAAACAAAGCAAGTGAGAATTTGCCGAAAATGTCGGTTATTCTTATAGTTATATTTGCCAAGTAGAGCGCGGGGCTATAGGATTTTATACAGGGCTTAAAAATGCCGTTAATGGTTATAAAATACGCCTAGAGGCCTACGAAAAAGCTAACGGCGCCTATATTGAAACTATGGCGCGTTGTTATTGTGATTGCTACGAGGATCACGTACACGAGCAAATAGAGCAAGAGGATAAAGAAGTTAATAGGATCCTTTATTGCTTCGCTTTAATTGCTTTTATTGCTATTGCGGGGGTTATCTTATGGATTTACAAAAGCTAGTTAATCGTATGGCCGAACGCGAGGAGCGTATTATAAAAATGCGCTCCGAAGGAAAAAAGGCAACCATTAAATTAACAGAGTTGTATTATCAACAAAAAATAGATATGTATAAACGTTTAAAAGAGGAGTTAAAATTATGCAAGACGCAGAGTTTACCGAATAAAACGAAGAAGCCCCCGCCTCTAAGGGCGAGCTTGTTTTAGTTGAAACGGTGGCCGAAGAGCCTAAAAACACTATGGACGAGATCATAGAGGAAGCCGACGAAAAAAATAAAAAGGCTATGATCGAGGATTTACAAGAGTTAGGCGAGAGCTACGAGTACGCCGAGAATCGATTAAAAGAGGCTAAATTAAGTATTAAAAGTATTTTAGAGGACGCTAAAGACCGCGGTATATCTAAAACAATGTTAGAGGCGTACGTTTCGCTTCGTCGTATGTCTACCTTAGGTAAAAAGGCTATTTTTGGCGCCGTTGTAGATGACGGCGAAACGGCTAAAGATGAATAGCGAGCTAGGAGTAGATATTACCGTACGCAAAGACGTAATTAACGATTGCTTTACCGTTGTTATGTCTAACGGCTACGATACATTTAACGGCGCTATATCTTTAAAGGATCTAAAAAGATTAGGCGCAGATATTAACAATTTGATCGAAAGAGAAGAGGAAAAAAATAAAAATGTTGGAAATATTTAAAGAGGTTGACGAGTTAGTAGAGTTGGCTAGAGAGATCGAGCGCGACGCTATTATTACCGAGATTAAAAAAGAATTGGCCGAGGTTATGATATGGCACAAAAAGACCTTTAAAGACGCTACCGTAGGCGGGCAGTTGCTTAAACTCGAAGAGGAGTATAAAGAGCTTGCGGAAGCCGTAGAAAATGAAAACGGCGACGAAACATTTAAAGAGATTGCCGACGTTTTGATAGTATGCGCGGGCTTAGTTCGTTTAAATAGTATTATTGGTAAGGTAAATATAGAGGCTACACTTGATAAAATGGAGATTAAGGAGCTTTATAATACTTTAGAGGCTATCCGCGCTAAAATGGAAGTAAACCGCGCCCGCAAGTGGGATAAATTAAAAGACGGTAGATTTAAACATAAATAAACATAGGGGCGCTAACCCGCCCCTTTTTTGGAGATCATAATATGAAAAATAGAAACCTTAACGCGGGCGACGATTGGAAAACGCCGAGCGATTTATACGAAAAACTAAACCAAGAATTTAATTTTGATTTTGATCCAGATATTAACACTATGCCACGTTGCGACATAGAGGCCTTAAAAAGCGAAATAAAGCATTTAAAGGAGTTGCTTAAAGAGTGTAAACCTTACATAAGTTATAGTGTTAATAAAAAGAAATATCTTGGATTTACACCACCAGAGGCGAATATTTTAACCAAAATAGACAACGCAATAGGAGAAAATAATTGATTAAATCACAAGACGATTTAAACCAAGACGACGGAGTAGGCCGTACAATGACCTTATTAAAGGCTATAGAGCAATTAGAAAAAACAGAGGTAGAGCTTGAGAAGGTGGAAAAGCAATTAAAAATAGCAGTTGAGGCTTTAGAAGATATAGGTTTTTGTAAGACCTCAATATATCAAAACAGCCCTTTTAAATTAGTTTCTTGGGCAATAGACGCAATCAGTAAAATAAAGGAGTTAGATAAATGATCGAAGTAATATCTACATTTTTTGAAAGTTTAATAGAAACTTTTATAATGAGTTGCTTAGTTATAATATGCTTAATTTTAGGATTGTTAGGCTTTATGATCTACCCTATTAAGAAAGCAAGGCTATTTTTGGGTAGGCAATTATACCGAGTAGCCGACACAATGGACTATTATTTAACAGAAACGCTAGTAAAAGACTACGAAGAGGATAACAAAAATACGGGGGCTTAAACAACCCCCTTTTTTTATGATTGATCTTTTAAAACAAATACTATTTAATAAAGTAAAACGGGCGTTTTAGTTTTTTGTTTTAGTTTTGGTTAAATAAAATGGCGTTAAACCCTACAAAATATAGAAAAATTGAGAAGTTATTAAAAGACGGCTACGCGCAAAGAGATATAGCGCGAGCCTTAAAACTATCTATAACTACCGTAAATAAGTATTGTAAAGCTATTGCCTCTACACTCGAGGAGAAAATAGAGCGCCGTAATAAAGTTAAAAATCTAAGCGCTAAACCGAGGCCGAAAGTAAAAGAAGAGCCTTTAGCCAAGATCGAAGCGCCTAAGGATTTGACGGCCGAAGAGTTTGAGGCTAAACAACGCGAAATAAAATATAACGCTATGACCGCGTTTAATAATATGCTTTTAGAGCTAAACGAGCGTATTAGGACTATGGACGATACCGACTTTAAAAATACGCTAATAGAAGTATGGGAGAAAATAAAATAAATGGGCTTCGATTTTAATTTTAGCTTTTTTGGTGCTACGGGATCTACAAATTTATCTTTTTTGGATTTTGTAGAGCGTAGCGGGTACCCGAAGCCCTACCCTAAACAAATAGAGATGTACGATTTTGCTTTTAGTGGAGAAAATACCCGTATGATCCTAGGCGCCCGCGGTTATGGTAAGACGGACTATATAACAATTTTAGGCCTTGCCTATTCTATTTATAAGGATCCTAACTATACCGCTATATTGATAACCAAGGAAAGCGAGCGCGGTAAGGAGTTAGTAGCCGAGATAAAAGAGATATTAAATAAATTTTCGGTAAGATTTAAGAGTAAGGCCAAAAAAAAGATAATTGTAGAAGGTTGTACGGGTAAAGAGCCTAACCTTATAGCGCTAACGATCAGATCTAAAGGTTTACGCGGACGCCACCCTAAAAAAATCATAATGGACGATCCAATTACACCAGAGGACGATAGCCAAGCCGAACGCCGTAGGGCTAAAAAGTGCTACGAGGAGCTATTAAAGCTAACTCAAAACGTACTTATCATAGGGCAACCCGTACACAAGTTAGATCTTTACCAAGAATTAAGGACTAAAATTTTAACCCTTTGTGTAATCTACGGAGATATACCCGAATTAGACAAGGATTTAAACGCCTTGCGAGCTTCGGGCGTAAGTGAGGCCAGTATATCGGCTTCGTATTTTCTAAAGATCCTAGACGATAACACGTTACCACTTGCCAGTATTAAAGAGGTTGATTATTGCGCGCGTAAA